GTCAAAAAATTAGTAGAACCACTGCCAACTGTTGTTTCATCCCATAAATCTGTGCGTTTTGAATGACGCAACATAGAATCAAATAATGTAAATGGTTGGCTGAAACGCTGCCTACCAAATGCATCTACTGCGCCACTATCTGGCCCTTGCTGGACTAATTGTCCACGATGATCAGCTTCAATATGCGTTTCAAATTGCTCACCACCGCGAATAACTTGCCCCATAAATACCTCTTGCTATTATACCATCGTAATGGTTTACGCTTCCAATTCAATCATCAAACCATTTTCCAGTTCAAGAAATTCTCCATTTTCCGCAAGCAAATAAAGCCGAATAATGCCACGGCTTAATGCATTATGAAAAGCAATGGCAATGGCAAAAATCATTATAAAATCCCCACTAAACCAGAAGCAGTGGTAGAAGAAGATCTAACCCTCTTCACTTGTAATGGCAAGAAGCTACCACCTGGAACATTAAACAATGTAACTGGATTTGTATCACCAGAACAAATAATGCTTAAATTACCAGTAAATCCTACATATACGCCTGTAGTAATAGATGCTAAATCCGCTCCATCATTAGGAGTGATAGTAAATGCAGATGCACCTTGCAGTCCATCTACATCCACTTCCCCTTCTACATTTACGGCACCACCATCAATGTCACCTTTAATTAAAAAGGCTTCATACTGTTCGCCATTAACAATTTGTTGAGCCATGATAAATGCTATTCACTTTATCCATCGTAATGGTTCTACCCCTTCCCCTGCCCTCGCATTGGTTTGTTTCCTTTTCGTCGTGGCCGTGAATGTTTTCCTTGACCAATTGAAGTTAATTTGGGAGCACTAGGCTTATGTTCGCGTTTAAGTCCTGCATTGCCACCTTTGCTTTTTACTGTCATCCTGCCTCCATGTAATATTGAGCACCATTAATATAAATGGGCACTAGCTTGTTGACCGTTACGCCACTAGCCATTGTTAAATTATCATAATCAATAATTTCACTAACAGTAACACCAGAATTCATGACTACCGTAGTAGTGGCTAATTCAAATGTTCCCTCTTGGTACGAATAATTCCACAAACTATCAGCAGATAAAGTGGGAGTTAAACCACTAATTGCAATAGTATTAGCAACAATTGGCCCTTGGTTAGTCCAAGTGCCAGTTAGTGTGTCGCCAGTTCGATTTGCATATAGTGCAGGTGTCACTCCACTAAGGGTGCCAGTAATAAAATCTAATTGCCCTTGATAATTACTACTAGCACCAGCAATACGTTGCACGTCAATATTACTAACGCCTGCACTGGTATAAAGTCCTTTGATGCGATTAAAATCAGCAGTGGCCAAACCAAGATTAATTCTAGCTTGTTCTGGTGATAGCAAATCAGAAAGATTGTTTTTGCGAACTAATCCCCTTGTCATACCCTAAACTCCGCTTCGGGGGGCGTATATCCTGGCACTAAAAGAAAAGTTCCTAAACCAAAATCTTGCACAAGTTTATACAATTGAGCTTTATCTTCTTCTGTTAATACTGTTTCGCTATCAATAGAAGCAAAACAAGCATTAATGCCATCAATGTGTGGTTTGCCAGCGCGAGCATCAGCCAAGAAAGCAATAAGTTCTGTGCAATCTACGTTAGCTTGTAAGCTAGTGGCTGCTGCTGCACGGGCTTTACTGTAAGCACTACTCATCATAAGCGCTTCAGAAAAACCTTGCCAATCTGCACGAGACAATAAACGAACGTATTCAATTTGTTGAATTTGTTCTTCAGTTAGTGCAATAATTTCCCATTCAGCACCAGTCCATCGAGCCTGTTGAGTGCGCGGATTGAATACAGGAGCAGGGAAGGGTCCTGAATAACCAAGTTCGGTTAACTTGCTTTCTGGAGCATCAACTAAAGGAAGAGGCAGCGAAGAGGGGATGCCACCATGATAGGAGAAAAGAGCCATGTTTTTATGCTTTTGTTTTCATTATAGGCCACACAGTATGGCGCAGGAATTTTTGATTACGAGCAAACTTTCCCCAACCATACCAGCTTCCCATTGAACGACGAAGTTTTTTAAAACGAAGAGTGCCTTTTCTATAGCGCCTTACGGCTTTCATGGCATGGCCGCGAATAGAACGACGTAGTAAACGATATTCAGCAAATGTACGATAGCCTAAAAAATCTACGCCTTCAATATGTGGAGGAAAAATTTGATGATTTGGCTTGAGCTCTAAATGCTCTTGTCTTAATTGTTCTTTCATTTCCTTAAGAAGACAATGAAGAGTGCGTCTGTCTTTAGCAAATACAATTAAATCATCAACATAGCGAAAGTAATACTTAACGCGTTTTTCATCTTTTAGCCAATGATCAAAAGGAGTTAGGGCAATGTTGCCAAAATATTGACTTAGATAATTGCCAATAGGAATACCAGGGGCACTATCAATAATTTCATCAAGCAATGCCAACATTTGCTTGTCTTTGATCTTGCGACGTAAATGAAGCTTAAGCCTGTCGTGATCAACTGAAGGGTAGTATTTCCTGATGTCACATTTTAAGCAATAGCGCGTACCTTGAGGGTCGTTGCGCATTGCTCGTTGCATTCGCTTTAAAGCATCATGCACTCCTCGTTCTGGAATGGAGCCATAGGTATCACGAATAAACCATGCATGCCAAATTGGTGCTAACACTTGCACCACGGCATGATGCAAAATTCTGTCAGGGAAATATGGAAGAACATAGATGTAGCGTTCTTTTCCGCGTTCGTTGACTATAAAATTTTCGTATTGTCCTGTTTCAAACAAGCCTGTTTTTAGAAGCCATTGAAGAGTGAGCAAACAATCTCCTTTGTTAGCTTCTGTCCATTGCACAATTTTTCTATTGCGTTTCCCTCTGCTAGCAAAATGATGCGCCCATTCTAAATTTTCCAAATCATAAACTTGTTCATATAAATGACCATGACGTTTTGGCATTAGAACTGTTCCTGAGATCCTTCACTACATTCGCGGGCAAAGCCCCTACTAGCGGTGCGGGAAATTCCCGAACAGCAGACTTAGATTTCCCCTGCAAATAAAAAAAGAATGCAGGCGAGGCGAATAGTCAACACAATATTAACGGAAATGATCGTTAGCAAAATGAATTGTTGCTCAGGAAGTGCGAAAGGAGGGAGCCAATATTATCGTTGGTATTAGAAGGGTCATTATTGGCATTGAAATTCCACGGACCGCATTCCGCCTCATTATTCGAGTTGCCGCCGACATTGAGCACTCGCCACCCCATAACTACCCGCCTGTGATATAATGAACCACCCTTTCACTATAGCCTGCGCTAGCGCGAAAGGAGGGAGCCAATACCATCGCCGGTAAAAGAAGGGTCACCAAAGGCACGGAAACTCCACGGACCGCATTCCGCCCCAAAAAACGAGCTGCCGCCGACAACGAGCACCCGCCACCCCGATGTGCCATAAGTGCCATAGCGCATATCAGTCACATAAGTAGAAGTGGTGCCGCCATCATCAGGGAAGAAAAAGAGTCCAGCATCATCTCTAAAACCGCCAATGTACAAACCGTTTGAAGCAGTGCTCACTTGGTTATTTGTATCTGTGAAATTAGTAGTAGTGCTATCCGCAAAATTATTAGGATTAAGAGCTAAATAAATTTGGCCATTGGCGCCTGCATTGATATTTATGCCATGCACCCAGCGCCAGGTGCCAGCATAATAATGCTCCACTCCTCGCCATTGCATTGCCGCTAAATCATCAGAACCAGCCGTGGAATTACGTCCGTCAGTGGTATTGTTAAATGTTGTATTACCTTTAGTATTTAAAATGCCAAGTTGATAATCACGATAGCCAGCCAGTGCGTTGTAATTATCACGTCCTCTGCCAATGCCAACGGTAGGATCTTGAATAAAATAATTGCGATATTCCATAACCGTCAGAAGCTGACAGGCATTCCATAGTGCATAATCACCATTCGCCCATCCAGAAGCAATAGCACGAGCCCTAGAAAGACCAGTGGCACGAGTGTGACTCGTATAAACGCCAGAAGCCGTGATACTTTGTAGCTTCGTGCCGTCAGTAGTGCCTTGATAAGCAGCAATGTAACGATAACGAATGGCAGAATTAGCATTAAAGCCGCTAATTGTCGTAGCAGTGCCACTGCTCGTGTAATAACCGAATGCACTACCATTCCACACTCTTGTTACGCCACTAGCATCACGCTGCCCTACATAAGGCGATGGTTCAAAAACAGTTGCATTAGTGCCATCAATATATACAGTGCATTGCGCTGTAGTATCTCCACTCGCCCAAAATGCTGGATGCCTAATCCATTTGCTTTTTTCTCCTGCCCCTAAACCATCATATTCTGTTTTAGGCAACACATAATAAACTCTCAATGGATCAGTGGTAGACAATCCTGATGGCACCAATAATTTATATTCACCATCTACATCAGCACCAGCTACATTCTTCCATCCCAAGCCATCATTCCAATCAATACGAACAAAAAATTCAGGCACTTCCACCATTACATTACCACTTGCAGCCGTATTAATAATTCCTGTGGCCGTAACAGAACCATTGGCAGGAGTGCCTGAGGTGATGGGTACAATACATTCCCATACAGCTCCTGCATGAGTAACACGATTACGGAAGTTGTAAGTGGTGCCACTCACCCATGCGCTTAAACCACTACGAATATAATTATTAGTGCTACCATTACCAGCTTTATTCTCTCCTTCGTAAATTTTTAACCATTCACCAGCAAGATATGTACTATCTGCACCATCTAAATAATAATTAACAAAACCACTTGCATGCACTCCCACTCGCCTCATTGAACTATGCACTCGTAAATCAGGCTGAGTGGTATAGCCAGCTCCTGCAGCCGCAGGCCCTGTAAAAGTACCTAAATTTAAAGTGTTGCGATATTCATAGTAAGTATCGTTAGTTTGATTCCAAATAAATGGTGTGGTATTTACCATGATGTCCGTATAGAACGGGCTGGTTCCTACGCCTAAATAAGTGCGAATGCCACTTACGGTTACTTTTTTGTTTGGTGTTACACCATCACTTACATCTTGAATGACAAATGCATCACCATCAGCTAATGCAGATCCAATGTCGCTTAAGGCAGAAATTTTAGTCATTGTTTAACCGAGGATGAAAGAAATGCTGCCTTCTGTTTGCAGCGGTTGACCGTCTTCTAATTCTATTGGTTGAGAACGGTCGGGATCATATACAAAATCATAGCGCCAAGCAAAGTATTCTTCAACACTTCTTAACTCTTTTGTGCTTAATAGCGTGTCAAAAGCCGCAAAAGCAAACATAGTGCCAGTAAAAAAACCAGCACTTGCATTAGCATTGGCTCCCAAGCGATACTCCGAACCTGCATTATAAGTGAATTGAGCTGTAAAACGATTGCTTAAAAAATCCCAACGATTACCATTAATCCGTAATTCAATGCCATAATCTTGACTTGCTTGCACACTAAATACTAATGTGCCATTTGCTGACATATTACGAGGAAAATCACTTAAAATTGCATTGCTAAACACACCAAAATCACCATTTCCGTCACCACTGCGCCATCGAGGTGATGTATTGTTCAACGTGCTAAAAATATTAAAATCACTATCTCCTCTTGCTACTGATTCCCCAATGGAAGCAACAACTACAATGGTTGCAGCATCAGGAAAAGACGATGCAATATTACCAAAAGATAAAGAATCATTACTTCCATCAAAAACAATACCAGGTTTACTATTTAATACATTAATGGTGTAAATAGGTCTATTAGCTGAAGTGTCTTGTTGGGCTATCGTGCGACCCAAGACATCTCGCCATTGCACCACGCCATTACTACCATCCAAATTAAACGAGCTATGCTCGGAATCCAACCAAATTCGATTGGAGCTATAGGCAGAAGGTGGTGCAAGGTAAAGAGGGCTTTTTCTTGTAGTCCATGAAGGTTGCTCCCCTATTGTTAAATATTGCTTGTAACGTACATAATAATTAGACCAATCATAAACAGTGCCATTATAATTAAAACCACTAACAGTAATAGTAGTTGACCGCACTGCTCCTAATTTATATTCCGCTCCTGTGTTATAGTCGCCTGAAATAGTAGGAGAAAAATAACTAGCAGTAGATGGCCCATAAATAATATTAGCCGCATCAGTGAAGGGGCGGTCATTATTAACAATATCAGCTTGAATATTACTTATAAATGAATCTCCATTTTTATTAATTTTTTGAGCAAAAATAGCAGCCGCCGCAGACGAACCAGACAGTGCAGCTACTATTTGCTCTTCTAACGAGCTGGAAAGACCAATAATAGCCTGGTAGTCATTGCTATCTACGCCTGAAGCGGATGTATTAACCAATAAAGCTAAATCACGACGATCAAAACCTAAATTATCCCAGCAAGTATTTCTATTTAAAATTTCTGATAAATTGCTAGCAGCACGAAAACCGTATTGTTGTACCATTAGTTTGGCCCCACTTTAGCAAATAAAATAAATTCATTAGTTTCAATGGGAACAGCTTTATCTGGAGATGAAAGTATCCCTGATGTCATTGCTGGTGTCCATCGAAGTGCTGAAGTTAATTTTAAAGAAGATAACACAATGGGGAATAATGCAGTAGAACCGGAAAATGGCGATGAAGATAATGAAGCCAGTGGTGTTCCATTCACTCTTAAGCCGGATGCTGTTAATGCACCTCTATTAATTAAAAAAACACCTGATGAAATAGGGGAAGCTTTTAGTAATGAATTTTCTTCAACAACAACAGTTGCAGACGTAGTATCAACAGCAGTGGTAAGGCGAGGTTGGACTAACGTCGTAAGCCCTTTTATTAAAACAAAATCACGAACAGAAGTATTTCTAACATTACTAAGCGCAAGAATATCTTTTCCTTTAATGGTAATTGTTGTTACACCTGTAATTGTATATTGAACACCATTGCCCAAGTTGTCCCATGTTGCTTCAATGCTTGCTACATCACTTAAATTATTCGCACTAATCAGCCCTGGTAATGCCATTATTGTTCCTCCCAGTTAAGAGTGGCACTTGCAACGCCACTTCCAACCCTAGCAGTAGCAACGACAAATAGCGCTCCACTGTTGTTTATTGTACCGGGCTTACCAGTAATAAACATTTTGTCAGGACCAAATAAACCACTTAAATCAAACTGTTTCATTTCATTCGCTCCCAAGAAATATGTAGCTACTCGCTGAGGGGCAAATAAAGTGCGATAACCTTGTGTATCAACAAGCACTGCGGATAGCGGGTCAGAAGATGATCCTTCAAATTTATTTGCAATCGTTACAGCACCTCCTGCCGCTGTAGTATCTTGCGTAAGCCCACTTGCGTTGGCCCATTGAGTGATTGCTGTTGTAGAGCCACTGTTTGGTGTTATACGTTCTGTTGGAGTGCCTAAAGCTAATACCACATCATTTAATTGCGAGCTATCCATTAATTCTGCTACTAATACCATGGGCCAAGGATTGGTCACGCCAGTTAAAGTGCGAATAGTACCACCAAATGATACCAATGTATTAGAAGTGCCACTGGGAAAAGTAATTGAAAATTCAGCTTGCCTATAAGGTTCAAAAGGTAAATCTATCTCTCCTACAATATTACCATTCCTATCAAAATTTAAACCTGTATATTTACTAGCGAACCACATAACATCTTGACTTGTACTATATGCACCACTAGCTTGAAACCACGCGCCTAGTCTCCATTGACCGCCTCCACTATTAAAAAAGATCGAGCCAGTAGCACCACTAGCGCCTGTAGGCGTGATGCCACTACTAATGGCATAGCTATTCATGCGCGATAGACGAATTGATGTGGTGCCTGCTGGGATGGCTCTGTCTGTTGTTATTTGAGTGAGTCCAGGATTGATTGCTACAACATGCGTGTTGAAAATATTAGTTCCTGTGACGCGCACACGACGACCAGTTAAATAATTAGTAGAGCCACTTAGTTCTGCTGAAATATCAGCAAATGTACCTCCGCTAATTTGCAATACGTTGTCATTAACACGAGTTATAGTTAAGCCAGAACTAGCCGATTTTGTTAAATTAGTGCCATTGCCATAATAATAACTTTCCCCTGCTCCCGTTCCATTTCCTTGAAGCACTAAATCAAAACGAGCTTCCGTGGAAGCAAATGCAGCCAAACTAACTGGATAAACTGCTTTTTGGTTATCTATGTTATTAATTTGCCCTTTTACTTGTAAGCCTAAAATTGCTCTACTTGTACTATCAATATTCTTTGCTCCGCCTAAAGCTGCGCTACCAAGAGTAACAGTGCCTTTATCACCACCATCAATATAAACACTACTGCCATATAAATTAATGAAAGCAGGATTTACAGCTCCAGCGGTATTACGTGCTTGAATAAACATTTTCATGAAAGCACTTTTTAAGCTTGGAAATTCAAGTTGATTTTCAATTACCACATAATGTAATTCCACCCATCGTGCTTCGTCATGATCTACTGGTACATAAGCTAAAAATTTAGCTCCTACGGCGCCATACCAGCTAAATTCAATTTTAAACATTGTTACTCTTGACAAATCAAGGCCCCAATTTGTTAACCCTTCATTAATTAAAATTTTATCTCCAGTCCATTCTAGTCGAGGGAATTTCACTTCTTCAATGGTATTAAGAATAGAATTAAATCGTCGATAGATAATAAATAAATCGGTGCCTTTTTCTAGCTGAAAATAATAACCATCCCCATAATCATTCCTGCATCCCCATTGCACCACTTCTCCGGCATAGCTGCTGCCAGTAGACATTCGTGTGCCAAAAGTAAATCCAGTAACACGACCTGGTTGATAGCGAAAAGTACGCTTAGTTTCCCAATATGCATTCATCACACCATTGGTATAACCACCAGGGAAGCGTCCACTATTGTCGTCAATAGTAAATGAAAAACTGACGGGAGGTGGAAAACAATATGCCTGCACTGCACTTTCTGTTGGTAGATGGCGATTGAAGATGCCATAACTATCCCTGTAAGTCCAGTCCGAAGGGTCTAAATAATAGGTGTAGAAACCGTCGGACGTCCATTCTTTAGTATTTACACCATAGATATTTACGTTTTCCAGTAAACTCAATGCAGTTTCAGAACGTGGAATCCCCAGTAAGCTAGTATCAACTTCACTTTGTTGCCTATTAGTTACATTAACTAGCGCAGGTCCATCTTCATCATTTGTAATTACAACTGGATAACAAGACTCACTTAATGCTTGAAATTCAAAGCTTTCTCCCGTTAGTTGCTCACTGGTATTACCGTCAATTAAATCCACCCCACTAGCAAAATCAATTAACTCGGCTTCTGTTTCAATTAACCCTAGTGCTTCAACATCTTCCTCCAACTGGTAATAATCTTCAAGATCTTCTTGAAATGTCATAAGCTTTGCCTACACTTGCTCTTCCCAGGTTAAACTAGCGCTCATGCTAACAGTAGCAGCAGATCCTTGCCCGAATACATACAATGTATCTCCTGATGCTGCAGTCAATGGATAAGACAAATAGTCTTTGTTATAACCAAAATATGGCGCCAAATCAATATCTACGCCGCCTGCTCCTACAAAAAATGTTGCAACTGTAGTGCCACCAGATACCACTGTAATTCCACTGGTAGTAGTAAATTCAATGGGAGACAGTGAATCAGCAGAAGTAAATGAAGGTGTTCCAGATACAAGAGTTGGATTTTTAATTAGTTTTACTACAGCCCTACCATCACCACCAATCCCCATTCTTGTTGGATACACTTGCATCCGATTGCGAATGGCACTAGCTCCTACTGTGCTTTTGGTGCGCAATGCAAGCAGCATGGTGCCGCTAGTTGTTACGCTTCTGTCTATTGAATTACTTTGTGAGCGAGCGGTAATTGTTCCTTTATCACCACCATCAATATAATAAGATGCACCATATTTATATAAACTATTTGCATTACCACTGCTTCCTTTCTGCACTAAGTATGAAATAGGCAGTGTTGGATTAGCGAGACTAGGGCTTGTTAGTTGATTAGAAGCTCGCAAATGATGAATCCTCACCCATCGAGCCTCTCCTACTGTTGTAGCATCTGGCACATAAGCTAAGAAATGACCACCAACAGCACCATACCAACTATATTCAATTTTATACATTGTAACTTTTGAAAAATCTATATCCCATACGCTTTGTTTTGTTTCAATATCACCTTCGTCAGTGGTAACAGCAGTTCCTGGTGTATAAGTAACATTAGGGGAGCCCGCTGTACCACCAATGCTTACGCTAAAACTATCTCCACCAGGGGTTCTGTCTGAATAGTATTGAGTGCGAGTTAAAGCATCTAGACGGTCATGACTAAAAAACTTACGTGGCACTCGATATTCATAAGTGTAGCGGGCAGAGTTAGGCACTACTAAATAATTTGCAGCAACAGTAGCAGTGCCATCAGTTGAAGCATTACTGCCAATATTATTGCCAACACCTTGTAAACTTAAATCAAACAAAGCAGCATGAATATAAGTAAGACCTGCGCGAACAATCACCAAATCAGTGCCTGCTGTACCACGATCCCCATCACTAACATTTGCAGTGCGAATGCCACTTTCATTGCTTTCAAATGCACTGGTGCGTCTTACACAATAAAAGTTAGTTTCTTTGTCTCCAATAGCAGTTTGCCCTCCGCCTTGCACTTCCAAATAGTAACCATCGCGCTTATCAAAAGCACCAAATTTTTTAATATCAGTAATATTTGTGCTTAAATCTACGCGCAAACCAAAAGTAGCAGCACTAACTCGTCCTGGTTGATAACGAAAAAAACGTTTGCTGCTTAATATTTGATATGCATTAGTAGCGGCTGTACCTAATGCGACTTTAGCTGCACTTTCAGAAGCAATGTGAGTGGTGGCCCCTGTTCCTTCACTTGCCCATTCATTAGGATTAATGTCATAAGTGGTAACATCAGCAAAAATACCAAGCGCCACTTCAGCACGAGGAATACCAAGCAAGCTCAAGCTAACTTCACTGATTTGCTGGTTTTGCACCACCACTGGCACGGCTTCTTGATCAGAAGCAATTACTACTGGCAAGCTTTTATCTGCTGTTTGCGGACCAGGAGGAATTGGTGCTGTACGTCCTACCGTTACAACTGATACGCCTTCTTTTAAATCAGCCATGGTTCCTCAAGGAAAACAATTGGAAAAAGTGGTGCCTACGATTACTCCGCCGCCCACTGCAGTATCTTGTTTTAGTCTATAAACCTTTCCACCAATTCCTGAGGCTGTAACACCAGAAAGAGCTGCAATGGTAAAAGAATAAGGAGCAACGTAAGTAAGGCCCGTCAAATTAGTATAGATGCGAGCACTTGTGCCATTGTAGTTGATGCCACTGGAAGTGGTGGTACCACTAAATACCACTCGTTCTGTAGCACCAAGACCATGATTAGTTTGAGAAATAAATACACCACTGCTAACACTAACTAAACTAGCTAATTCGTCTTGTTTTTCAATGCGAGCATCCCACGACAATGAACCTTGCACTTCATTTTCAGTGTAAGTAGTGGGAAAGAAACTTTGACTAATAGCTGCATTTTGTGGTTCCTGCGCTGCATCCCAAATTGTTGCCACTTGAGAAGACGTGAGCCATAGCCTTACCACACCATTGCGAAGTGGCTCCTGCTTTTCCACATTAAAAGCAGTAACTTGTGATAGTGCTCCAGCAGTTGTGTTTTTCCATACGGAAGCACACACTTCTACTGAAGTTAAATCAAATGGTTCTCCATCACTATCTTGCAGTAACAAGCTAATGCCATCAAAAAAATCTCTACGCAATAAATGCAAATTAATTTGAGGAACAAGTTTAGTAGCAAGAAAAACGCTCATGCCACCTCTCGATATGAAAGCATCACCGTATAAGTGGTGGTACCACTTACCACAGCATTAATCTTTTCACTAATTACACTTTCAAAAAGCCCCAATGGATTGCTTTGTGCCAGATTACCATTAGCAGCAATATGAAATGGAGGTGTTTTGTCTGCTGATGCACCACTTTGAAGCTTCACCGTACAGCCCGATACTGAAGTGATAGTCATAGCCATCACTCTTAATTTCCGGCTACTTACTGCTGCAATTACATCTGCACTAGCCGTGCCAGTAATAAAAGCACTTTTCAATTCAGAAGTGAATAAATCATTATTCACAATGAATGGATCGCCAACGGCACCAGCGCCAGTGGCTCTTACGTAGGCAGCATTGCCAGCAGCATCAAGTCCGTAAAGATTTGCCATGTTAAAGAATCAAGAAAAGATAGCGCTGGTTAGGCACTTCGGTACCATTTACCAATCTTACTGTCTGATTTGTTGTAAAGTCAAACGATAGAGGGCTGGAAAATGCTACTGTGCTATAAGCATAAGGAGAGCGAATGCCATTGATACCTATTGTAGCAATTCTAATTTGATAAACCCCTTGCCCGCTGTAATCATCATTGGGAAAACGAATGTAATTAGTAGCAGTGCGTCCAATATTCACCCATAGTTTATTTTCAACGTCCAGATAATCCACGTCAAACGCACCAATAAATGGATTGTTTTGCAATGGATGCCAGCAAATAGCTGGATTTACGGCTGCATTAAGAATCGAATATGACGAATATTGAGGATAGTCCCATGCCACTTCATTGTAAGCCATTATGCTCTTGTTCCAAGAATAATACTGCCTGGTGTTACCAGTGGTATTGTTTGCAGTCTAGAGAGTGAAACACGCTTAGAACCTAGTTGAGGGCTATCGGCAATAGCAAATTTGTCTTCATTATATAAAGAAGCAATTACTGTCATTCGTCCGTCGTCTTCATTAATGGAAATCACACGGAATTTTCTTATGCCATCAGCATCCTCCTGTAACACCCAAGGAGCGCCTTGTACGGGCGCTTCAGACAGAACTGGATTAATACTGAGTACAGAAGTGGTCTCAGGGCTGTTAAGCACCGTACGGCTCTCTAGGGAGCCATCAGGAAGCATTACAGTGAGTGTGTAGGATTTGCCGCTCAGCAGAGTGAATGGAGAATCAATGGTAATGGCAATTGTTGTTGCTGCAGTAATTCTTCCCCCATAGCGCTTCCCTCCTTTGGTTGGATCTGCAATACCAATGATCTCCCCTGGTAACAAAAAAAATCCTTCTGTGCCAGTTTTAAACGTAACAGTTTCCGTATCTAATTGATTTGTTAATAAAATCCATCTTCCCACTCGTTGCGCTTGTCCCTGAGAAGTGGTACCAAAAGCCCTAACTTCTACTTCATGGTAGCCATAGCGATCCAGTCCCTCAGCATCTTCCACGTATTCAATCTTGCTTTTATAGGAATCATCCGGATCATTCCAACTCACCAAAGCAACTGTTTTTCTTGCTTTACGTGCTGTGCCTTCATAAGCAAATGGTGGTGTTGTTACATTGCCATTATCATCTGTTTCTTGAACAACATTAGCAGGAGAGAATATTTTAGTAATTACTTTAGGGCGATCTTGAATAGCAACAACTGTTCCCTCGCTGAAATATAGCATCCCACGAAAAGCAGCAGCTAAACTATTTAAAACGCTATAAGCTTCTCCTCGGTCTGTAATGTAAGCATTAAAAGTAAAACGTGGTTCTCTACCGCCTTTGCCATCACTTACTAATTCATCACAATATTGAGCAATTGGATATAAACTATAACGATCCACTTGATTTTCATCTATAAACTGTCCTGCTCCATATCTTGTATTAGTAAGTAAATCATAAAATATCCACACTGGATTATTACTCCATTCTGTTTTAAATGTACCATTCCAAATGCCTGTATATGATCGCGCAATAGGATCATAATTTTGAGGAATTTTAACTTTAATTCCCAGCATATCCGCTGCTACCGTTGGCACTGCAGAAAAATTTTCAGCTCCAATCTTTAAGCCAAGCAATGCCGTGTTGGGGTAGCGAAATGATTGATTTATAATTCCTACAATCGCTTTAAAATATAAATCATTACTTTCAGTGGTGGTATTAGGATCTGCCATTGTTCTTTCGACGCTTACTATCCATGGACCACTGCCGGATAATGAATATTCGTATTCAAAATCTACTGGCCCTCTTGATTTACCACCAATTACTTTATTATCATTTACAATTACCGAGCCACCTTCTGCTTGAATTTGAATATTAAAACTTACAAATCCTCCCCTAACATCACCATTATCTTTATTAACATAAAATAATGCAGCAATTCCTATTCTCACTCTTATTCGATTAAACAAGCTACTGGTGGTAACCCTATACACACGACCGGCTGCTCTTGTAAGTTTAATATTCACACCTTGTTCTGCTCTTACATCATCAAAACCAGGCATCGGATCTTGATTTTGTACTCCCACGCGATAATCAGCAACAATAGTATTTACACCACCATTGGCATTATCACGAGTCAATCCTGGTATTGAACTAGAAATAGCAGGAATTAAACTTCCTTTGCCTTGTGCCGTTGAAGGAGAACCTGTAAAAAATGCATTAATCGTAAAATTAGAACTGCCGTCTCTATTCCTTAATGGCACACCATCTAAAAAAATACGAGTGAGTGGATCTACACCATCTTCAAAACCTTGTACTTCCCCTTCGGACAACACTGCAACAAAACTAGCTTCCGACCGGCTTCGTAAGGATTCAGGATCTTCTTCTGGCTTCCGCGCATTACCGCCGCCTTTACCTTTGCCGCCTCCGCCTCCGCCTCCGCCGCCTTTGCCGCCGCCCGCGCCGCTATAAATAATATCGTCTTCTAATTCCATGGTAGGTAAAGTCATTACGCAGCCACTTGTTGAGTGGAAAGTGATGAACTAATAATTAAAGGGCTTTGCGCAAGAAATCTACCATAAAGTAAAGGTATTGGTGACCCTTGTGAAGTTAATTCTGCAGCGCGATCAAACAAAAAACTATCTTTACGTTCTGCTTCTCCTTTTGGTGTTTCCACTGGTGGCGTAAGTAATGATGCAATACCAGTTAAAACCATGCCCACACCAAAGCTAAACAATAAACTTCCAACACCAATTGGTGTCGCACCAAAAGTGCCAATTGCAGCAGCACCTATAACGGGAACAAAAGCTAATGCAATTAATGCCACACCAACTAAAATTCGTCCTACAGTGCCACCACCACTAATGATTGGTGCAATTACAAGGCGCCTGCAGCCCATCAGCACATTGGCATAATCCATGCCATCTGGATCTTCATCTACAAGCCTGAAACCAATGCCATGTTCATGAGCATCCGCCATGTATTGCCTAAATCCATCCAATTGATTGCACAATGCTGACATTACATCCTTAGGAGAATTTGCCATGAATTCATAGCTGCGACCAAATTTCCGCCCTAACTCCCCTAGCAGCTTCACTTTAATTAATTGCATAATAATTGCTTGTGCCTCAATATTCTATTTGTTACCTTAGCCCAATAGCCGCCATAAACATTCTGTTCTGAAATGCGCCCCATTAAATGATGATAAAAAATATTAGACGAAGGTGCAACTATAAAACCAGCATGATTAGGGAAACGAGATTGTAATTGCATTAATAACATATCTCCTTTTTTCAATGGGCCATTGCAATCAATAAAGCCTTGCTGTTCTACATTTTTTTCAAACATACGCCATTCAGGATTTTCCCATTCGCCTTCTTCTCCACGATCAAAATCATCCAGCACAATACCAAATTCCCTATTATAAAAATCTTTCATCAATGCATAACAATCATAAATGCCATATTGCCATGGTCTTCCTAAGTAAGGAGCATTTCCTGATGGATCAATTTCTGACCATTCATTGGTGCCTGTGCAATATAAAACCCATGGCAATTTACTATGTTTACATGCTTCAATATCATGAGCACTAAAATTATTTAATTGATTTGGATGAGAATGAAATACTGCTTGAATATCTCCTTTGGTTGATGCTTTTGCATAGTCCTTTGCATCAATGGCAAAATATTCCAATGGTAAAGAATGCATATTGTCACAAGGTAAATATTCATTATTCACGATTAAACCACATGCTTCTTGAGGAAAACACTGCATAGCATGAATTTTCATGGTGGCATACAATGCTGAAAATTGCTGGATCATCGGACGAGGTTGGCGCCAGGGAATGCACCAAATGGCAGGGAATCATGCGGAAATCTTATTTGGCAGCTTCTTAAGCGTTTACCACATACATCCAAATTAAAGGCGGGATCGCCCGCTGGTAATGCAGCAATAGCATTATTTAATGAAATTATAGATGCATTATAAGTGGCGAGGGCAGTTGCTAGATCAGCATCAGCACTTGCTAAATTAGTAGTGGCCGTAGAACATGCCGCTGCATTCAACCCCCATTCTTCAATTTCATAATATACAGTATTGCTACCATCATCAAAATCTCGTTGAACGCCTTGTCTATATACAAGCCCTAATGTAACAGCACTGCCTGCCCATATAGCTGTAAGTACACCATCATTGCCATTGCTGCTCACATAGTAATCAGAGAAACCACTTCTGTCGTATTGGCTATCCAACAATGAATATGGAGCGCAAGCAATTACTTCTGCTTCTTTAGCCTTATTTCTGACGGCAGACGCACTTAAGTATTCTCTATATCGTTGTTCTTTCACTGTATAAGCATTGAGTACAGCCACGGCTTCTGCACTGCTCCCTACTAAACTTATCATTTCATCGTCTTTTGTGAATATTGGTGGACCAGTGTAGCTACATTCGCTGCTGCGATATTTCCATAAGCAATGATTCTGCGTAATAACACGACGGGGCAATTGCAACCCCTCCAAATCCATCACACTATTTAATTGCCAAGAAATTACTAATGCAGACTCTTCAACTTTACGTTCAATGTAAAAAATATCAACGGGGAATTCTTGTGTTGTATCAGCTAAAGGTTCACCATCTAAATATTTAGCAAATGTTCGTCGCCTTGTAATTTTAGCACCTACTAAATCATCATAATCAGCAATTGCCGTGCTAAATGTTCCTAAGATATTAGCAACAGTTAAAGATGGTTGTGCAATTTGCCCAGTGGTATTACGTTCGTATCCTGTTGATATAATTGGCAATGCATCATAAGTGTTACCTTTCCATTCAATAGCAGAAGAGTCAGGCTTTAATTGATTAGTGAAATAATAAATATCATTGGCATCTCCCGTAATGGGAGACAAGTCAATATCATACATTTCAACAATGGCATCATGCCATCCTTTTTGAATATCAGCTTCTAGCATCGTAAATCCTTTCTACAGAAAAAGAAAATTTGTTGCTATTTGGCCCCATACTAACCCATTGCCATTGGTTTGGTATAAGTCTGTATTTATATAAGCGATCATCCATAAAAAATTGCGAATAAAAGAAATCACCTTGTAGTGCTGCTAATTGAGCATCTAATGCCATGGCAATTGAATCAGCAATTGGCACTGTATCAATTTGATACTTTCTGATTTCATTGTTGACACCATCAGGAGCTATTTGCATATAGCCATCACCAAATTTTGTTTCTTTAGTGCGAGTGCCTCTTACGACTGTAAGGCCATATTCGCAAGGTAAAGCTAATGTTGGTTGAGTCATGATTAACGCCTCCCCGCTAGAACACCGCCTGGTCTTAATTCAGCCACAATCACTTGTTTTACAGCTCCTTCAATTTTACGTCCTAAGTCTACAGAATTAGAACCGTTTGCATTGCTTGAACTTTGACCATCGGAATTTACATTGACCACAATATTGCTAGTGATATTGCTAGCTAAGCCGTCAGACACGCCTCCGAGGTCAACAGGAACGCTTTTGCCGTCAGGCAATGGAATGATGGCTTCGTTGTATTTACCTTCGCCTACGAGCCCCAACGTTGGCCCTTGCACGATGCCACCAGCGGCAAATGCAGTGAAGCCTCCTTTCCATACAGCGCCATTAGCTGCGCCCATCACTCCCAATGGGTTATTAATATTTGCTGGTGCATTAAGATCCGATAATCCAGGTACGACTCCAGTTACGGCAGCCCCGGCTGCTGCTGCAGGGTTGACCATACTAAGTATGCTCTTGATTCCTTGAATCATTAATAGCTTTAAATAATCCGCAATCATTTTTGTCACCATGTCAGTGAAATAATCTCCAATGCTGCGGAAACTACTTGCCAATGCTTCCTGCATGGTCATGGAACCTGTGACGACATTCTTAAAAGCTCCGGTTATTGACTCGCTAATGCTTGAAGCAATGTCATTGGATTTTTGCTTGATTTCTTCTAATCGTGCAATGTTTTTTTCTGCTGCTATTATTTGCGGAATTTCTTCTTCTCTGAAGCCTTCTTGCTTTAATTCCTCGCGTCTTGCTGCCTCGTCTGTGGGTGCTTTTGCTATTGCCAAGCGATCCTTTAGTGAAGCCATAGCTGTCAAAAATGCACCATCTTTTGTTAATTTATTTTTTCTTTCCAGTAATGGATTTAGTTGATTTAAATTCTTTGTTAATTCTTCAATAGTATTATTGTGTATTGCATTTTGCTCTGTTGCTTTTTCTTGGGACATCCTTCCTTCTTTCACCAGCGCATTGTTTTCCTCTATTTTTTTACTAGCAACTCCAATGCCATCGTTAAATTTTTCTTGCTTTTCGTAGCGTTCCATTTCAAAATCTATCACATCCTTTGATACGCCTTGTTTAATTAAATTATTGCGTTTTTCTAATAAATTATTTTGCAATTGCTGCTCTTCTGGTGAAAATATAGAAGCAGCATAATTAGCAATTGCTACAGCAATGCGCTTGTAATATAATTCCTCCTCTTGCAATCCAAGTAATTTTTCTTTGCGCAATGCATTTTCTGCTGCCTGTTCCGCCAATATATCGCGTTTTTCACTGCCAGGCACTTTGCGAGGTGCTCCAGCTCCAGCAGTGCCACCGCCAGCCCCTCCTATTCCTAATATCGCCCTTACGCGAGCAGATCCAGCGTATTCTTTAGGTCCGATAGGCCCTGAACCTCCATGCTGATACCCAGGAATATCCATAGCTAATCCTTTATGATGCAATGATCCAGGGCCGCTGTGGGGGCCTGTAACACCAGCGCCAAACCCTTGGAATTCCGTGACTTTTATATCTGCTGCCGTTAGCTTTTTGTAAGCAGCAATAGCAAGTTCTCTAGTAGCAAATGCTATGTGATCATGATAATTTTTAACGGTTCCATGATCTGGCCGATAATCTGCCCGCGAAGGATCACCGGAAATATATTCAATTATTCCTGCTCCTGTTGCACCTCCTATAGCACCGCCTGTAGCGCCTCCCGCTGGTCTTGCTCCTCCAGCAACGCTTCCTTGCGCTAAAAGAACATCAGATCTTGCTTTGAACATTGCATTTGCTCTTTCTTGTTCAATTTGTGCTAATTCGCGTTGAAAACGAATCGCATCTTTCTGGAAGCTATTAGCACGAGCTTCTCTTAAATCAAAACCCAGATTCATTAATTTTATTTGATGGTCAAACAGCATTTGCTGCCGATCAATATCAGCTTGAGTTTGAGCTTTTGCTAGCTGATCTTCAAGATTGTAGTAACTTTCAAGATTGGTCTTATCTTTGTCCGACCCTGATAAATCAATTTTTTCAAGCTTACCCTGCTCCTTCAATGATTCTTCATTTTGCCTTTCTTTGATATTTTTTGCCGTATCACGAGCAGTCCTGGTTGATTGTAATAATTTTCGGGCTAAAAGCTCTCTATTGAATGCTTTTTCTGATTCCTTTTCCGCTTGTGCTATCAATATGTCATTAGCCATTTTACTTCTTGCGTTTTCCTCGTTAGTGTCCCCGCTGACAATTTGAGCGGCAGCTTTCATCTTTGCAACCTTTTCACTTGCGACTTTTGATTCCTTGCTTGCTTTTGCTAAATTAGTATTAGCTTCCAGGTAAGCTTTGGTCGTCCCCTCAAGGTCCCCAGCCCCCGCCATTGCGTCCAATTCTCTATCTAATTCTTGAATTTCTTTTTTAGATTTAGCAGCCGCATCACCCACTCCAAGTAATTTTCCTATGAGGAAATCAAGGCCCATCAGTATTCCACCAAGAACAAGTCCAGTAATTGCAAGCTTCAACGCAATCACTCCAATGCGAGCAGCCCCTGTTGCTACTGGAATACCCATCAAGGCCCCTATAAATGTATAAATCCATTTCACAGCAGCTTGTATTCCCGTCACCTGTAAAAGCTTTAATGCTGCCGTGAGAGTGCCTATTGCTGCTGCGGCAAGCAATGCGCCCCTTCCTAACGGAGTGGAAGCAAAACTAATTGCAGCAGAAATAGCTTGCACAATATATGGCACTAAAACAGCAAATCTGCCACCCAAATCAACTAAGGCAGCTCCTGCTTGTCTTAATGATGGCTCTAAATTCCGAATGGCTGTATAAAAAGATTGAGCCCTAGGAGACAAAGCATCAAAACCTTCCCCGGCTTTACTGAAATTGCCCGTAAGAGCTTTAACTGTTAATGAAACATCATTAATCAAAGAATTAATTTCTGGCCCAAAAGCAGCAGCAAATTTATCTACAATAGGCCCAAAACTTTCATACATTAATTTTAAATTATTTTGAATTTTATTAACAGCACCCTGTAGTGTTTTAGCTGCACCTTCTGCTGCTGGGCCGTATTGGCTGTTCATTAAAATTGCAACATTCCCCAAGACTTGTTGCATTGCTTTACCTTGGAAGGCACCATCTTCCATGGCTTTTGTAAATTCTGGAATGCTCATTTGAGCTGCCCTGGCGAATAATCCCAAGGCTCCAGGTAATACATCCCCTAATTGCCCCTTAAGTTCTTCGCTCATGATTTGCCCTTTGCTTGCCATTTGAGCAAAGGCGTAATTCACGCGATCAACTTTGTCAGAACTCAAACCAAAAGCAGCAGCAGCTTTAGATATACCAGTAAAAAGATTTTCAATTTCAACTTGATTGAAACCTGCTGGCTGCATAGAAGCATAAAGCTTAACAAAGCCTTGGCGAGCACTTTCTAGTGGCGTATTAAATCGTTGCGCAAGATTATCAACAAAAGCCAATGATTGATCAAATGTTTGCGATTCGCTAGTAACTGCTTTTAATTGATTTTTATAAGTAGCCAATCCCTTTGCGGCCTCAAAAGCTTCACCCGGCAAGCTGGTCAGAAAAGCTAATGCTTTGTAGGCAGTACCGAACAAAAGAACTTGCTTAATCGCATTCCCAAATTCTCCAGCAAGACTGCCAATAGCTCCGCTTAATGGCAGTTGCTTAGTATTTAAAATTTGCTGAACTTGGCCATAGGCGGATTTAATTGAACTCAGCCCTTTTCCGGCAGCGTAATAACCTGCCCCTAATTGAGTGGATTGAGGGCTGGGTGGAGCGCCACCACCGCCAGACCGAACTAATGCTCCGCCTGCTGAGTACGGAACAATGGCTTCCCGTGAACGTGCGCCACGATACGCAGTGCTATAAGGAGAAGGAGCCCTCCCAGCAACGCCTCCTTCTCTTAAGGTATCTACACTTCTCAAGGCTGATCTCATGCGAGCTTCGCGCTCACGACGAGCAAACAATTCCTGAGTAGTTTCCCCCGCAGTGCTATAACGACTTGGTGTTCGACCAACTGAAGGCGTTAACAAGCCTGCAACTCTTGCTCCAGGCAACAATGATTGTCTAGTAGGCTTAAATGCTCCACCTGCTTGAGCTGTAACACCTCTTGCTACCGCCTTGAAATATTCTCTTATTGCGCCAGCAAGTATATTGTTTAATTCGAGAACATTAGCTTGAGATGGACGGCCAGGCAGTAAGCCAGCAGGAACTCTACCGCCAAGTAAGCTTTGAGGAGATTCTGTAACTTTAACTGTTCTAATGTTTTGTTTGAATGAATCAACAAAAGCATAAGCCGCTCCTCTAAGAATTTGCTTCAATTCTTCTCCTAGAGCGGTAGGGAGATATTTTTGAGAACCAAAAGCAGTGCCCGGAAGTGATGAAGGAATAGCTCCAAAAGGTAATGCTCTCCCACTAGAAGACGGCCCAATCGATGGTGGGCGAGAAGGAATAGTGCTAGCCCAGTCAACATCAGGTATTTGCCTTCGTTTCGCTCTAATTTGAGACGGATCAATACCTGCCATGAAAAAGATGGCACGAGCTAATTGATCTAATGCACTGCGTTGAATTCTGCCCTTATCATTAGATTCATTTTTCATCCGCATTTGCATGCCAGAAGCCGTCTTGCCGATCATGCCTTCTTTCTTCATATATTCCATCAACCCGGCGGCACCTTCTGCTGAACCAGCAAAACCTCCGCCTTGAACATTAGCTTTTACATTGACAGTAATTCCAGACAAAGAATCTTTAACAGCTTTCTTGAAATCAGCAACATCTTTTTTTGTAATTGATGGCTTAATGCTGACCGGGATGCGAATTTTCCCCCCAGTATTTTCTAATCCGCTTTCTTTTATTTTTCTATACATTGCCGCAACCACAGTAGTTGCGTCTTTTTGCGTTACACCATTTTTAATTCCAATTGGTATGTCAACTTTCTTTTGTGTTTCTAACGCCGCAAGTCCTTGTTTGATCCCTTGAATTTTTTTTGGCAATTCGTCTATATTGCCACCAATTTCTATTCGATAAACACGCCTCTTAATTGCACGTTGTAAATTATTTAATTCAACGTCTAAAGTTTGCCGATTAAATTTAACATTTAACCTGGGAGCAAATTCACTTTGAGTTATAGCCGTAAGTTTTTGAACCTGAGTCCTAAAGAAGGCCAGGTCCAGCGTTACATTAAGTCTTAACTCAGGAGCAGCCATATCCGACAATAAGCCTATTGTTAATAGTGTAGCTAATCACTGCCTTGTTCACGCGAAGAGGCGGTTTTTAATTCATTTGCCAATAATGAAATTACCCTACCGTCTAATCGTCTTGTTTTCATCAAACGCTGTAGTATCACTAGGCTTTCGTCTGATATACCAGCTTGTTTTTTCAGTTTCCTAGTATCAAATGGCAAGAAATCATCTGCTGATACCCTTGCTTTTTTCCCGCCTAATGCCCCCACTACAACAGTGCCTAATTTAGCTGTTGAAATGCTATTGATATTATATTGCGTTATATCATGCTGTTCTAACCATTTCAATGCTTTTATCACATCTTTCATTCTTTGCCTACCAAAGCTATCTGCCTCCCATCGGCAATCATTAAAATCTGACGCATTAAGGCGAAAATAAATATCGTCCCATTTGGTTAAGTTTTTTAAAAATTGCCGGGCTTGTTTTTCTAAACGTTCGGCAATGCTTCCTTCGTCCGGCGTGGTGCTTTTTTTGCTTGTCCTGCTTCTTGCGCCTCAGCTTCTTGCTCGCTAGCAATAAATTCCATGCCTTTTACAATCACTCGCCGTCCCATAGCTTTAGTGTCTTCAATGGACCAATCATCAAGGGGCAACCATTCGTCTTTAATTAAACCTTCGCCTCTGCAACGAATGAATGCAGTTACCATGCGAGCATTACCAGTTTCAACACTACCGCTGCTATTGATCATGCCAAGTGTTTCTTCAGTAAAATCACTTAGTAGTTCCATCTCTGTCATATCAGCACCACCTTGCAATAAAGCAAATGCTTCATCCAATGGAATATCTTTTGTAGTAGCAATGCGTTTTGCTAATTGCACAGCACGGATAGTTGCCTGGCTTTGAACTTTGCTTAGTTCTTCCTGCTCAATACCTTCAGCTACTAACCATCCACCATACTTCCGTAAACGGATCTTGGGCGTTAGTTCAAAAAACTCAGGCTCTTCGCTTTGGAGAAGGAAACTATACTTGCTCATGATGGAGAACGTTTAAAGTGGCGTTGAAGACTTTCACCCTTTCGTTTTGAGAACGAAATTCCTTAGGCACTTCAACTAAAAAAGAATGATCTTCGTTTGAAATTCTAATGGTTTCTTCTGGAAATGCCATGAGGCAAATGATTCCAGCTTCAATGCTTGCTCCTACGTAAGAGCAATTAATCGCATGCACACGACCATCCTTGCTCCATAGGTAATCAATTTGCATGAAGTGCTTCTAATGCAACGCTCACTCTAAGGTTAAGAGCTCTGCCGGGAGCTTTACGAAAAAAAGACGATGGTATGGAAATATCATCAGTGAATGGTCTTGCCGTGATGTTTGTTCCCAAACCTTCGTGAACATACCATGCATATTGTCCTCCGCTTCTATTAGTGGCGCCCCAATGCCATGAAGCCACAGCACTTGTAGCACTTCTGGCAAGTTTAAAGCTGTCAACACCACTTTGATACAAATCACCCAGATCATAAATATCACGAGGGCTGCCAACCGTTTGGCCATTTTCGCGTTCAGTAATGCCATCATATTTCCATCTTTCCCCTTTGAATTGATCATCCCAATGAGCTTCATTAATATCTTCACTAGCCCAAATTTCAAATGCATTAATTAATGCCTGCTCAATAGCAGCCCCGCCAATAATCCTTGCATTAGCAACTGCCATGATTAAGGGCCAGGATAAAGACGACGAATGGTCATATCAGGAATAATAAATCTACAGCGTTCATAAGCCACATCATCACCAGGCGTAAATCGTAAACTAGCGTCAGGAAAACGTCTTACCATCCTGTCCATTGCTTCTGCAATTTGTTTACCATCAGGATTATATTGCACAGTTA